TGTGACCCGAGAGTACAGACAGACCACCAAAGACATCTGGCTGGTGACAGTGCGAATTAATTGTCTGGCAGACTGCTAGCCTCGACAGGTCTGCACCAACAGTTACAGTAACCCAGGGTTATTAAATTCACGGAACGTATTCTATATGTATCACCCACAATATACACGTGTGACAGTGACGCCCTGTATCTATCTCAACACAAATACGCTACCATATAGGCACAAATACGCTACTTTTATAACAGTTTAATAACATTCTATAACGATTCCAGATACTTTTGTCCGGTTTTGCTTTTTGGACGGATTAGTATATAGTGAGGGGGTTTTTTAAACCCCCTCAACTGTTAAACAGTTTACTGTTTATTAAAGCCCTTCAAGGGGCTTTAATAACTGTATACAGTATGTTACAGATATCCAGTAAAAGGTTGTTACGATAAGGGTTCCTTGATGGCTAAGTTTAAGGCAAAATCCGCCAACGTGAATGCCATCGATGCGGATGAAGCCAAGCGTCAAGTCCTTGCTCATGTGGCTAGTGGCATAGGTGTCAAGCAAGCCATGGGCTTGGTAGACCGTCAACCTGTAACTCTCAGACAGTGGATTAACCGTGACCCCATCTTTGCTCGCAAGTTAGAGGAAGCCAAAGAAGAAGGGGCTACCCGAGATTTAAGTAGGGACAAATACGAACTAGAGTTCTCTGAGTTCTCAGAGCAATTCCTTGGTTCTAAGATTTTCGCCCATCAGCAAAACTGGGTAGATGCATTAGAAGGAAGAGACCCATCATGGCTGCACCCTTCTATGATTTACGAACCTTCTGACCCAACCAGACTTTTAATCAACGTGCCCCCTGAGCACGCCAAGTCAACTACCATTACAGTCAATTATTCAACTTACAAAGTCTGTATGGACCCTGACAATACAAGAATCATTGTAGTTTCTAAAACCCTACAAAAAGCCCAGGAGTTCGTATATTCAATCAAGCAGAGACTGACCCACCCTATGTGGGCAAAAATGCAGGCTACCTACGCACCTTCGGGTGGTTGGAAGGAAGACGCAGATTCCTGGAGACAATCCTCTATTACCCTGTCGCGTACTTCTACCGAGAAGGACCCGACGGTACAAGCACTGGGTATTGGTGGACAAATTTACGGTTCACGAGCGAACCTAATAATTCTTGACGACTGCGTTACTGGTGCCAACGCTCATGAATATGAGAAGCAACTAGAGTGGTTGCAAAAAGAAGTAATTACTCGTCTTGATGACGAAGGAGTTTTACTCGTAGTAGGTACACGCTTTGCAGCAACTGACCTATACCGAGAGATAAGAAATCCAAAACATTGGTCTAATGGCGTAAGTCCATTTACCTATTTTGCTATGCCAGCAGTTTTAGAGTTTGCTGATAAGCCAGATAATTGGAAAACCCTCTGGCCCAAGAGCGACCAAACTACTTCTAGCAAAAAGCAACCTGATGAGAACGGCTTGTATCCTAAGTGGGACGGTCCAGCCCTGTACCGTCGTAGAGGCGAAGTAACTCCGACAACATGGGCTTTGGTTTACCAACAGCAGGACGTACAAGAAGATTCAATCTTCCGTCCACCATGCGTACAAGGTTCCATTAATGGAATGCGTAAAGTCGGTCCTATTAGACCTACGGTTCCAGGACATCCAGCCAGTGGGGATTTTTATACCTTGATGGGTATTGACCCAGCCATGACTGGTAATACCGCAGCCGTAATACTTGCTTTCGATAGACAAACGCACAAGCGTTATGTATTAGATGTTTATAATATGCAAGACCCGAACCCTCAAAAGATTCGTGCCTTGATGGAAGACTGGGTTAATAAATACCAACCCAATGAAATTAGAGTTGAAATAAATGCTCATCAAAAGGCTTACGCTTTAGATGAAGAGTTAAACCAATGGATGGCATCTAGAGGCGTTCAGTTTCGTTCTCACTTTACAGGTAAGAATAAGTGGGATGTAGATTTTGGTGTTGCCTCTATGGCAGACCTATTTGGTACTGAGCGTGATGGCAAACATCAAGATGATAATTTAATTGAATTACCATCATCAGAAAATAATGAACACGTTAAGGCTTTAGTAAATCAACTTATAGTTTGGAGTCCTAACGCAAAGAAGAACCAAAAGACTGACTGTGTTATGGCTTTATGGTTTTGTGAGATTAGGGTTAAAGAGTTAATCCAAATGTCTGGCTTTGCTCAATCACACACATATAACAGATATGCAACTAAAGCAGGTATAAGAAATCGTGGCGTTGTAAATCTAGATGAACTCGCAGCAGCACAATACGCTGATGCTTATTACTAGGAGTTTGAATGGCACTTAATGTGCAACAGATTGCGGATAAGGTAGAGGCTTTAAAGCGTCGCTACTCTGATAGAGACGTCCGCATGGCGAATGTACTTTCAGTACGTCGTGGAGAGATTCAATCTGTATTTCCAGATTTCTTTCCTGAAGGTATGCCAGCACCAATGGTTGCCAATTTTATCGATATTGCTGCTAGAGATTTAGCAGAAGTACTTGCCCCATTACCAAGTTTTAATTGCAGCACTATAAATGTGACTTCTGACCGTGCTAAAGCACAGGCAGATAAGCGAACTATGGTTGTTAATAATTATGTGCAAACCTCTCGCTTACAAACCCAAATGTATACTGGGGCTGACTGGTACCTTACATATGGCTTTTTGCCTATAGTTGTTGAAGTTGATGTTGAAAACAATCAGCCCCGTATACGCGTAGACAATCCTTTAGGTGCTTATCCAGAGTTTGACCGCTTTGGTCGTGTAGTTTCTTATACTCGTCGTTACTACAAAACTCTTGCAGAATTAGTTGTAGAATTTCCAGAGTACGAAAGACAACTCGTAGGTCCTCATGGTCGCGAGAATGTTGATATGTACGCAATGATTGAAATGGTTAGATATGAAGATGCTGACCAAATTATATTATTTGTTCCCTCAAAGGACAATTTACCTTTACGAGTAACTCCTAACCCAGTTGGGGAAATAATGGTTAGAGTTGCTAAGCGTCCAAGTATTGATGACGATATGCGTGGTCAATTTGATGATGTCGTATGGGTACAACTTGCACGTGCTCGCTTTGCTTTGCTTGGTTTAGAAGCAGCAGAGAAAAGTGTTCAGGCTCCGTTGGCACTGCCCAATGATGTTCAAGAACTTGCTTTTGGTCCCGATGCAGTGTTGAGAAGTCAAAACCCTCAACAAATCCGCAGAGTTGGATTGGATTTACCAACAGCAGCATTTACCGAACAAGCAGTGTTGCAACAGGAAATGCGTCTGGGTTCCCGATATCCAGAAGGACGCACTGGCAATATTGATGCCAGTATCATTACAGGACAAGGGGTCCAGGCGTTATTAGGTGCTTTTGATTCACAAATCAAAGCAGGTCAACAAATTCTTGCACAAACTTTTGAAGATGTTTTAAGTCTATGTTTGAGAATTGATGAAAAATTATTTTCGTATGAAAAGACTGTTCGTGGATATAACGACGGTGCACCATACGAACTCAAGTACAACCCAGCAAAAGATATCAAGGGTGACTACACAGTAGAAGTTCGTTATGGTTTGATGGCTGGGCTAGACCCAAGTCGTGCTTTAATCTTCTCTCTTCAGGCTCTTGGTGGAGATTTAGTCTCACGTGAGTTTGTAATGAAAGAACTTCCTTGGTCTGTAAACGTAAGTAAGGAACAAGAACGCATTGATATTCAACGTATGCGAGATAACCTAAACAGAGCAATTGAAGCAAGTGCACAAGCATTGCCACAATTGATTGCCAGTGGACAAAATCCATCAAAATTAATCTTGCAGTTATCGCAACTTATTGATGCTAGGAAGAGTGGTACTTCTATAGAAGAGGCTGCAAAAGAAATCTTTGCAGAACCAGAGCCTACTCCAGTTGAGGAATCACCCGAGCAGGTTGCAGCACAACCGTCCCCACCTGGTGCTCCCTCTCCCTCAACTGGAGCACCTTTATCACCGCAAGCCCCACCAGACTTAGCAAGCATATTAGGACAATTGGCAGGTTAAAATGGATAAGATTGATGCACAACCAGAGTACGTCAAATTATTCAAAGAAGCCATTGATGGTTATGCTAAAGCAAGATTTCCACAAGGTGCCCTAACCACAAGTTTAATTTTAATTGCAGAATTTATAGACGCAGATAATCAATATCATCTAGATGCTTTGTCAGATGGCAGGACTCCACCGTGGAAATTAAACGGAATGCTTGCACACGCAACAGATATTCTAGTAACTTCAGAAACAAATTTTTTAGAAGATGAGGACTAATGGCAGTTAGAGAACAAGTATCAGGTCCTGGTTCAATGGCAAAGCGTACTGACATGAATGTTTCCAAGCAACCAACTAGATACATTTCAGGTGGTGCTTATGGCGAAGGAAGCGAAAACCTTGCTTTGCAGCAAGCAGCACCTATGGCTGGAAAGCCTAAGACTGCGGCATCGATGACACCTAGTGCTGTTAGAAGCATGATGGAAAAAGTAGTTCCTTTAAATGCTCCTACTCAAAGACCAGATGAACCAATTACTGCAGGTATGCCTTTTGGAATGGGACCTGGACCAGAAGCAATGGAACTGCCAGTGCCAAGTCAACCAAGACTTACATCTGTATTAGAAGAATTATTAAAGTACGATGACACAGGAGACATAGCAGAAATATACAACTCGGTAGTCAACAGGGGATTGTAGATGGATGAAGTTGTATACAGAGTTTCTCCAAGTTTAGCAACGGCGGCATACAAGGCTAACTTAAGCAAGCCTGCTCAAAATGCTATCGAGCAGTATAGCCATTTGTTTACTAAGCATCGTGAACTCTTAAATCAAGAACCTGAAATTGCATGGGATGAATATCAAAAGTTAGACCCACAAGTTCAAGGTGCTTTAACTAGCATGTTTGGAGTTACTGATTATTCCAAGAAGCCAGTTGATTGGACTTTGTCTCAAAGAATTTGGCAAGGAGTAACTTCTCCATTTAGAGGTTTGTTTGGTGCAGCAGTTGCTTACAATAGAACTTTAAATGCACCAGGTGCTGCCTTGCAACAAGAATTACAAGGCGACCAAGCAACAGAATTTTTTAATCGTAAAACTTGGCAACATGGTTGGGACGGAACCAACATGTTTGATGCCGAAGAAGTACAAAGATTAGATACTCAATATGGAAGAACTCTTGGTCTTCTTGCTCGCGGTTTAGCAGAAGGCAGAACTCCTGGAGAAATCGTTGCTGCCGAAGGCGGTATTAACGAAGAGTTTGTGCGTGCACTTGATTTAATGTACACACAACCAGAAGTTTTTGAGCCAGTATTAAAGCAATACAAAAGAGCACAACTAAGTCCTGGTCGTACTTTGGCTAGAAGCATACTTGGTAATCGTGCTACAGAAAATTCTTTTTACACCGTTGCCTTTAATGTTCTTTCTGGTGTTTCAGATGCTGCTTATCAAATTGCGATTGACCCATTAACTTACGTTACTTTCGGCGTTGGTCCTGCAGTAACTAAAGGTGCTCGTCTTGCACAATTAATTCGTGAAGGCAAAGACAGCATTCCTAAAATTTTTAATGACCCTGAAGTTGCTAAGTATTGGGATGACTTTGGTGCAGTATTAAAGTCTTACAAAGAAGCCAAAGACCCAGTAAAGAAAGCAGCCATCAGAACTCGTATCGCTGATGAGTTTGCAGAGTATGACAATCAAGCAACTATTAAATTACTTTCTGATTCTGGTATAGAAGATGCTAAGACTGCTAAGAAGTTCTTTGAAGAAATGGACAACTTCAATCTTCTATTTTCAGGTCGTGTATTTAATACCGAAAAGTTTAGAGGCAATAACGTTGCTGCAGCAACTAGAACTAGAGAAGTTAAAAGAGTATTAAACACTAAGGTTACTCAATTCTGGGATAACCTTACTTCAAGAGAAGCAGTATCTGAATCACAGAAGCAAGCATTTGCTGAAGATATTATTTCTACTTTATCTAATATTGGTGAAGATACAGCAGTTGCTGCCGCTAAAGCCAAAGGTTTAATGGGTTCTGGTTCTTTAGCAATTGCAGAAGAAAGTTTGCAAGGCGTAAGAAAACTTACCAACAAGTTACGTATCCATCCTGGTGGTCGTGGTATTTACATTGACGATGCTAGAGTAGATGAAACTTTAGATGTAGTTGAATCTTTAGCATCATTAACGATGGATAAACCATTAGCACGTATCTTTGCTCAAACATTTAGAGAACTACCATCGATTGGTGATAGAGTTGTAGTTCTTCGTGGACTTTATGCATACACCATGCAGAGAATGGGTATTGGTGCTCGTGAAGGTGGAGAAGCCTTTATTGCTAGACAACTTGAAGAGAAGTTTGGCGATGCAACTGGTTTCTTAATTAAACAAGATGCTTTATTTGCTGAACAGTTTGTACCTTCGCTAACTAAACTACAAAGAGCCGAGGATGTAGCCACTCAAGTTCCAATGAGATTCTTGGGTGCACCACACTTTTATCAAGAAACTAATACAATTGGTCAATTAGACTGGACTAAGATTAGCCAATGGAATGCTGGTCAGTTAGTTAAAGAAGGTGTCGGAAAGAAAACCGAGTTCCTTCGTAACTCTGGTGCTATTGTTAACAACAAAACAACACAAGCACTCACAGACAATTGGACTTTCTTTACTCTAATTCCTAAGTTAGGTATTAAATCTGCACTTGATGAGCAGATGTTCT